TTGCTCAGGTAAAACTCAAGATTGATGAGATTATTCATATTGTTCGGGGAAGGAGAGGGTGGCGCTGGCACTGGGACCGGGACGGGCTTGGGAGCGGGCGGGGGAGGTGGCGGCGGGGGCGTGGGTGTCTTTTTCTTTGCGTGCACGTGTGCTAGGAGCGCCTCGTACTGCTGGTCCCGAGTAATCGTCTCCTTCCACTCCTTGTAGTTGGCGTTGCTGGTCAGAATCTTGCGGCCGATGGCATTCTTCTCGGCGGCGGTCAGTAGCTTCCACTGCTTGGCGCGCTTGCCGCGCATGACGCGGCCATTCATGAGCAGGGTGTGAGGCACACCGTTGATGGTGGCGTGCGGAGAGCCGTTCGGCGACCCACCGAGCTTCCGAACTATGAGCTGGATGACGTTCCCCTTCTTCAGAGCGCTGGAAGCCTGCGGAATCTTCAAGTTGCGCGCGATGGCCAGGAGCTGCGCATCCGTGTAGGTGTCTGCGAACGCGCCGTTAATCCGGTACCGGTTGCCCACCTTGTTGATGTGGTGGCCGGCGGGCAGCTGTGGGCCGACGTTGCCAATCTTGAACTGATTCTTGACCGTCTGAGGGATGTTTTTGCCGGCGCGCCGGTACGCCTCGATGACACCCGGCCGGGCCTTGTTGATGTGCTCGGGCATCCGGTAAAACTGGGGCAGACCACCCTTGCCGGGCTTGACGTAAAACCCTGGCTTGACTGCGTTGAACGAGGCGGGCGCATTATTCTTCTCGACTTTCTCCTTGAGTTTAACGCCCACCAGATTAAACAGGCCAGCCACCTCCATAGGTATCGGGACGCCTGCATTCGTGTACGCGCGCAGAACCTTCATGCGTATCGCAGCCTTCTCCTTGTTGGTCTTGGGAATCGGGTACAGACGAGGCTTGCCGTTCGAGCCCGGGCGGACATAGTACCCTGGCTCCTGTTCCAGAGGTATGCCGTATCCGGCAGGCGCAATTGGGTAGCGCTTATTAGCCATCTTCTGCTTCTTGTTCACCTTGGCGCGCTGGGGGCTACCGTACTCACCCAGAGTAAGTGAATCCCCTGAATTCGTTATCGCGGTTGTCAGCGGCGGCTTGTATTTTTCAAAAAGTTCAAAAAAATATTTTGAAGCATTTTTAGGGTCGGCAGCCTGGAACAAAACCTGACCCTTCGCAAACAGCTTGTAATCGATGTCTTTGTACCTGACCGTCACATACGAGTCGATATGTGAAGCCAAAAACTCAAAGTGTTTCCCCAGGCCGCCCAGCTCTTTCAAACGGAAAAACGGAAGAAAGAAACGATAATTTATAAAAAACCGTCCGCTAAAGTTGACTGGCTCGACTTGCGCCTCGGCAAACCCCGGGAAGTAGTGCTGGTCCAGAAAGCTCACAACCCGCTCGATGGGAGCCTTTGTCGCAATCTGGACAGTCCCGTTTTTGTAGATACTTACGGACGCTGCCGGGCTCTTTATCTTGAAAATCCACCGAACAACATTTTTAACATTTGAAGAAGGACTAATAATTGGTGATTTTTTGTTCTTGATAAAGCGCACCATGGCTCGTTGACCGATGGCCTTGTAGCCTGTAATCTCATTTATGTTGTTGACCATCTGTATATTTTTCATATTGTTCCAGTCGTACTTGGCTGTGTAAAGGACCGAGGTGATATCTGTGTCTGACCATTTTATAGTTTCCTGTTTACCCTGTATCGAGACGTACGTTAGTGTATGAGGAAACCCGCGAGGGCTACTCATATTAACTATTACTAACATTTTAGTCGACCCGAAGGCGGCTGACCGTTGGTCAGACTAGTAGTCATCGAGGGCAGTCACCTCGCGAACAAGGTCGCAGCCAAACACGAAGGGCTTGCTGGCGTAGGCCACGCCGCCGTAGTTGCCGGTGTGCTGGCGGACCTCGAGCTCGCGGCTGCTGAAGGGGCCGGCGTAAAAGTCTGGGTTGAACTTGGGCCGGCCCAGGTTGTTTTCTTGGCAGTGCTTGTTGAACTCGGCCACAAACAGCTGCTGCGGCACGCACTGGTCCGCGCCGTACTTGACCTTGCCGGACGCCAAGAAGTTCTGCAGCGTGTTGGTCACCATCGCCACCTGGGTCTGCACCGTCTTGAAGTAGGCCGGCAGCACCGTCCAGATGTCCTTGTCGTGGTACATCTGGGACGCCTCGAGGTACGCCCGGACGCACTTGCACAGAATCGCAGGAATCTCCGTGTCCAGCTTGTCCTCGAGCGTCGGGTCCGCCTGCTGCACCTGCCGCCCAAAGTTCCACGTCACGATGCGGCGCAGAATCGAGCCAGAGTTGTCGCGCCAGTTGGGCACCTCGTTGCCAGCCAGAATGCCCGGCACGTCCCACGTCAGGCTCTGGGCCGTCTTGAACTTGCGCGCGATGCTCAGGTCCTCGCCAGACACCAGCGACTGGAACTCAGCCTGCTCGAGCGCCAAGTCGCCCTTAACCTCCGGACTAATAAACATGAAGCCGCCGAGGATGCTCTCGAGCCCGAACTTCTTCTCGATGTTATTCGACAGGGTCTTGACATCCTGTGGGTCGTAAAACTTTTTGCAAACTTTTGTGATGATGGTCGACTTGCCGGACTGCGCGATGCCCTTGAGGAACGGGATGACCTGCCAGCTGTCCATGTCGTTGACCGCGTAGCAGAGGCGCCCGCAGAAGATGTAAATCCAGCGGGCAACCTCCTCCGGAAAGCGCTGGTAGTCCATCACGGACTGCATGTGGGGCGTCGGGATGTCGTACCAGTCCTCCAGATAGTCGTACGTCACAAAGTCCTGGTCAAAGTACTTGCACGAGACGATGGTCGGGTCGAGCGTCTGAATCTCCTTCGAGCCGTACTCGTAGAAGCTGCAGACGTAGCTGTTGGTGTCCGCCTGCCACTCCTTGCCGACAAAGATGCCGTTGCGGAAGGACCAGACGTTGCGGTTCTTCTTGATGGGCGGGAACTGCAGGTCCTTGCAGTTGGTCAGGTGCTTGACCACGTCAGTCACCGCGCTGCCCTTGCTCGTCAGGTTCTGCCACATGTCGTACTTGTCCTCCTTCTGGGTGTAGTGGTAGACAAAGTCCTTGATTTCCATCACGGGCTTCCAGGCCTTGGTCAGGTGGCCGTCGGCCGTCTCAATCTGCTTGCAGCAGTAGTCTCCGTACCGGCGCATCTTCAGGATGTAGCACTGGTTGAGCAGGTACAGCAGCAGCTTTTGGTACGGAGTGTTTTCATCTTTTTCGTCGGGGCCGATTGTCTTGCACCGAAAGATTGAGTGGTCCATGTCACCCTGGATTGGCACGTACGTGGGATGGTTTATGCGTTCGTACATACGAACATACCTAAATATCATTTCGTACGCGTCATCGACAGTCTCGATGAGACGGGTGATGCGCTGGCCAAACTGAAACTCGTCGCCGTTGACGTCCTTGGTGGGCAGCTCGCGCATGTTGAGCTCGCCTGCGTGGTGGTACAGCTCCGAGAAGAGCGCCACGAAGCGATGCTTCTGCGATGCGGCGTGCTCGAGGTTGGGGTTTACCGGGATGCCGTTCTGGTCAAGCTCGGTGTCGTGAAAAAACTGGCGGAAGCCGCCTGTAAGCGGCAGAAACTTATCACCCTTGCAGTTGAGGCTCAGTTTTCTCTCAAGCTGCAAGACGAAAGACTCCATCTTTGGCGGATCAAGGAGGCCCACATCGGCACGAAGGATTTCGACCCGAATCTCATTAGTACGTTCGGCTGTCTGTTCCTTCTCGATCGTGTGCACCTTGTCCATTAGTAATACGTATAGACTATTTTTTAACTCCCTTCACGCCTTCAGGCAGTCGGAGCAGCTGGCTTCAGGGCACCAAAAATCTTTACCAGAATTTTGTTCTGCATCTCCAGCTGAGTTGCAATCTTCTCGGCGCTGTCCTTCAGGGAGACCAGGGCGGTCGCCACCGTGTCACCCTCCTCAGTGCAGAGCATCTGGCCCAGGGCCTCCACCAGGTCGATGCCCTCCTCCATATCAAAGTCGTCCTGACCCTCCTCGTCCTCGTCCTCAAGGTCGAGCTCCTCATCCTCAGGGATATCCTGAACAGGCTTCTTAGCGGCAGACATGTACTTGTAAATAATTTTTTAATTTTTTTTTTCTAGCGCACTTATGAGGGAAGCCTTCGCCACAGGGTCAAAGGCGTCGCTCTTCTTCAGATTCTCTTCGCCCCAGAGGGCTCGTAGGTTGCGCCAGTTCCAGCAGGCCATGCGCTCCTGCTCGTCATCCTGGTTGAATGCCGCGCACGGGACGATATGGTCTATGTGCCATTCGCCGTAGTTGTCCCAGGACATGCCTTCTGTAAAGGTGGTCTCCAGGTGAGCCTTCAGCTCTTCAGGCGAACAGCCCAGGATTTCACAAGTCCTTTGGCTCTTTTGGGTTCCACGCAGGATGAATCGCATGCGGCGTGCCAGGTTTTCTTTGATTCTATTCTGAATAAATTTTTCATCAGGGTTGTCCCGTTTTCTGTGTCTCTCGTTTCTCTTCCAGGTATTTACTTTGTCTCTGTTGTTACGTCTGTATTCGTTATCAGCTTCTCTGTTGTTAGACCTATAGGTTTTCCAGCACTCTATACACCTATAACACAGCCCATCAGAACGTCTTGATTCTTTGGTATACTGAGTAAGTGGTTTCCACTCAGTACACTCAGAGCACCTTTTACATTCTACACCGTCGATTGTCTGGTGTGGAATTTTGGCAGGCATACCTTGACATCCAGGCTGGCTTTTAGTTGCGCTCAGGGTGGTCCAAATTTTTTTCTTGGATAAGAGTACCAAGCAATCATGGCCGGAGGACTGATGCAACTTGTCGCTTATGGTGCGCAAGATGTTTACCTGACTGGCCAGCCCAAGGTGACCTTCTTCCAGGCGGTGTACAAGCGCCACACCAACTTCGCGATGGAGGCTATCCTGCAGACTGTGAACGGCAGCGCGGCGAACGGCGCTCGTGTGTCCGTGACCATTGCCCGCAACGGCGACCTGGTCGGCGACATGTGGCTGCAGCTCCAGCCCAGCGCTGGCACGGCCCAGTCTGCGATGGCTAACCTGGTGTCGACCAACGTGACCGGCGACTGGAACTGGGTGGCTGAGCGCGCCGTGGCGGCCGTTGAGCTGACCATCGGTGGCCAGCGCATCGACAAGCAC